ATAGCTCGCAAATTCTCTTGTTCATTCGCCATGGAAGAAAGGCGTGGCCAACCACAGGCAGACAACACGACCACCAAAAAACACGCCTCCAATTTCCCCTTCATTTGAAGTGGCACTTCTCTTCCGCTCGGCCGCGCTTGAGGAGTGAACGAACGAACCCAGAAGAGAAGTGCCACTTCAAATGAAGGGGAAATTGGAGGCGTGTCTGTTGGTTTTCGAATCGCCCTGTTGGGCTTCGTTTTATTTGTTGTAATATATACATAGGGTTACAAAGAGCGGGTAAGGTAACGGGTGCCCACGGGACGGGGTTCTGAGTAGAGTCCGGTAGAGTCCACAGCAAAGTGGACCATGTTTCCGTCCGAAGAGGAGAAGTTGTTGGTGAACTGTATTTCCGGGTTCCAGCGTTTGGAGTTTTCCTTTTCAAGCTCCCATTCCATTTCGACGGTGACTTGTCCGGTCGAGTACTGCGTGATGAAGCTGGCCACTTTGGTTGGTTCAAATGTTGTTGGAGGGTTGCCAGGAACCGGAGTATTCTTAATGAAAATCTGTGGAGGTGGACATCTAAGTCCAAATCCACCCATGAGAGGAGAGGGATGGAACTTTCCATCTGTGCGAGGAACCTTGGCCCAGATTGGTCCTTGTAGGTAGATATCTCGATCTTGCCAGACGCTTCCAGGCATGACAGGACAGATGTTCATGTTGATTTTGCTTATTGAGCCGTTCGCACGCGGAGTGTCGTTGTTGATGATGTCAAATATCTGAGCCGTTCCCAGAATTGGGTTTACTGTCCGAGTTTCATTGTCTCGTGTAATGTTAACTTTGTCTTGTTCAGCCAAGGTAGAAGAGACGGTTGGATCTTTGCCGAATATCAGCGTATTTGCTTGAAACTGTCCTTCTCGAGGTGCATTAACTGGACCGGGAGCCAACTTGTTCTTTCGTGCATCCAATTGGTATTTATTGGCATAATCCCACGTGTTGTTCGTTTGGGTTTGACTCTGTCCGTCTAGAGTCCAAGCTGCTTGTTGAAATGAAGGTCCAGGAATCCAGTTCCTGAGCTGAGACGGTAGATCACCTTTATTTGACTTGGTAAATTTATTTGTATTGGCGGGAGCATTGGTGGCGGAGAGATAGTACAAGTACTGATCAATCAGCGGGTTCATCAAGCGGTCCAACGATTGGTTGTGCATGTACATACTGTGGAACGGGACGTCTTCGAACTCGTAGCTGAAGACAAAGTTATTTCCCGTTCTCAGCATCTGACTGGGGAAATATTCCAGACAGTAGAAGGCACTCTGGGCCACTGGATCGTTGGAAGCGCTGTTCTGGAGAGTGCAGTAGCCGTACTGCGGCAGCATAAAGACATCAGCTGGAAAAGGTGGCAAGCATCCTTCGTGCGCATTCCCGGCTACGTACGGCAGCTGATATTCCGAGTCCGCAAAGACCTGAACCGTACTGGTAAGGTTATTAGCGATGGTCGTCGTCGAGTCTTGCGTCGTGACCTCCTTAACTTGAATATTGAAGAGCTTGACGTGCATCTTCTTCGGGCGGATGCCCCAGTGGTTGTTGATGAGACGCTGCCAGTCTCGGGGGGAGAAGTGACAGTGGAAGCGGTTGAAGTCAAAGTATCCCCAAGGGGTACTGAATCCAAACCAAGTCTTGTCTCCTGAAGCTTCGTTGCTGGAGATCTTCTTGTACAAGTGGTTGTTGTAGGTGGGCAGGCTCCAGGTTCGGGTGGACTTTGTAATGACTCTGTCGCCCAGCCATTGGGAATCGCAATGCCAATTTCCCGAGGCATTGCCCACTCCATCGGCACCTTGTTGATTGTCGTCCATCGGTGCGCCTCCCCCAGCAGACATTGTAACAGGTCCCAAATTAGAGGCGGGTGGTAGACTTCCGGTGCCTGTGGCTCCAGCCTCGGCAGCGGTTTCTCGATCGGCCTGGTCAAAGTCCAATCTTCGGCGGGAAGGTTGCGCGCCCTTCTTGCCGATACCGGAAGACGAGTCTGGCGATTGAACGGGGGAAGCCGCTGGGCGTTTCTTCCCCGGAGCCAGTTCCGGTTCAACGAGACCTAGAGGCTCGGCCACGAGCTTCTTGGCCTCAAAGAGTCCTCTCGCGAGATTTCCTTCAAACGAGGTATCGTCTTTCAACGCCTCTTGGAACTCGCGATCGGCGTGATTGTATTTCAGATAGGGATTATCTCCCGCTTCAAGCTGCTCTTGATAAGCTTGATCGTGCTTTTGAGCAGCGGCGTCGTCGGCGTCAACCGGATCTCCTCGATCGAGAGAGTTACCGGGTCCGAGATATTTATGCCCGGGGAAATTGAATCCGGCAGATCCGTCCTTTCGCGCCTTTTTTGGTGCAGGAGGACCGGACTTCAGATCCCAGAATTCAGCAGCTCCTTGAGCGTACTTTTTACCTACCCAATCAAAGAAAGACATGACTACTTTGAGTAAATCATTGCTCTTTATTAGAATCGGGACAGTCCCGAACTTTCATATCAAACACAGAACTTTTAGCAGCAGACAGATCAGCCACGAACATAGGCTTAGGGGTAGGCCGTCCCTCCAACCACAAGTCAAGCGTACTTTTCTCCTCCCTCCCATTGTCCACCGGTTGTTCGTACCTCGGACGCTTGTCGGCAGGCTCCTCACTCTCCGAAGTCGACGCGGCAACTGTGCTCGCGGATGGAGAGGAGCTGCTTATATCGAGCGTCCGGGGCACCCGGAACACGTGGGGCACTTCCACCTGATTCAGCTCCGCCCACTTAAAGAAACCGCGTATCTCTTCTTTGGTAACGCGGCCGAAAGTGTGGTCCAGTTTCCTGAACAAGTAGAACTGAAACATTCGGTCTTCCAGCGCCTCCTTGTGGTCGAACGTGGTGGTGTTGCCATCCACGACGAGAGTCATGTCCGTATTGCTGGTGATAATGACGGGAGTAGTGTCGATCTGCTGGCTGGCCTTGCATTTCTGGTCCACGCGGACGTCGCTGCCGCCGAGAATAGCTTTGGCGGCTTCGACGGTCTTGGCGGTAATCTTCCCTTCTTCCCACCAGATCAGCATCTTGTTGACGCTGTCGTTGAAGGGAAAGTTTTCGTTGTTCCAGTTCACATTTCCATAGAAGGGCACAGCGTGTGCAATAGCCCGGGCGATGATCGTCTTGCCGGTAGTGGCGGGACCGTAGAGCCAGACGGTGTTTCTCTTGCCGAATCGGCGAGCGGCCCAGCCTAACAGAATACTCCCAGCCAGTCGGGGATCGTACCCATTCAGCGAGAAGATTTTGTACACACGATTCGTGGTAACGTCTTCTGGCGGTGTAGGCCCAATAAGGTAGTCGATCGCCGTCTTCGTCAGCTGCATGATACGGCTGGCGTTGTCGAGCGCGCTCTTGATTTGAGCACGGCCGTTCGAAGTAGCGTTCTGGGTAAGGTACGACACCTGATCGGCACGAATCCATTCCTTCTCGGAAGTGATGCCGTTCTCCACCAACCAGTTCACCAGTGCCATGTACCTTTCAGCCGCTTTGCCGAATGAACGCGGGTTGTGCTCAGGCTTAGGATTCTCTGCTTCAGCCGCAAGATCCTCCGCACGCTTTTCGTCCAGCAGTCTCTGTCGTTCGTTTAGATTGAGCGCAGCGAGTTCAAACTTTGGGATGTTCGTCCAGGCCCACTGCAGCTCCGACTGCTTCTTGGGTAACAGGTAGGCATATATATACCCTTCGTCTCGTTGAGCGTTAGATCCGCCCTTTTTTGTCTTTGAGGAAGTGAGCCAATCAGGAAGCTGGGGCTCAATCCCGCTGTAGACTCGATCTCGAATCCGTTCTCGAAAGCCCGCCACGTACCTTCCGAAGATGAAGCTCTTGACGTTCACACAGTCCAGTAGCACGTGTAGGTGAAAGAAATGCTCACCTTTTTCCAATTGAATAAAGTATTTGTGAGTTCCCGCGCGATAACTCCACTCTAAGATGATCTCTTGTTTCACTCGTTCTGCCAAAGCCACGTAGGGAGATTCTACCAGCGACAAGTCGAAATCACAGGTGTCCGGTGGATGTAGTTCCTCGTTGCAGATGGTCTCCACCCAGAGGTCAGATATCCCAGGCAGGTCAGCGAAGAAATCGTTGGGCAGCTTGACGACGACCTCGAAGAACGACGCCATGGCGAATGAACAAGAGAATTTGCGAGCTATGTCTGAGTGAGATATTAATCATCAACCGCATATCACTCACGGTGAGTTACCCAACATGCATTGCGACAAATCTGCATATCCGCCATATTGGAAGAAAGGCGTGGCCAACCACAGGCAGACAACACGACCACCAAAAAACACGCCTCCAATTTCCCCTTCATTTGAAGTGGCACTTCTCTTCTGGGTTCGTTCGTTCACTCCTCAAGCGCGGCCGAGCGCTAGTAGCCGCCGAAGGCGGCTACTAGCGTCCGACGGAAGATGCCGCCT